ACCCCAAGCCAAAACGAAGAACTCAAAGTCCACCTCGGCATCGCCGTCGAAGACATCGATAAAGACGCCGTCATCGAAAAACTGGTGGAGTCGTTCCTGTACCACGAGAAGATGGCCGATTCGAGCATCGCAGCAATTAGTTCCAAATCTGAAAACGCCAAAATCAATCACAATGTTCTTTGGGACTCCTTCGAAACGAACAATACGCTTGCATACTCACTACGCTCCATTTTGATGGCAGCCGTTCCTGACAACCCCAAGTGAAAGAGAGCATTAACGCAAACCTCTCACAAATCGTCAGATGGTTTATTGACGAAGAGCGATGCATCATGCGTGGGGATACGGAAAACATGCCCATAAATCAGATAAATCTATCCGAGGAAGACTTGGACAAATTGATTTCTCAAGGCGAACACATCACAAAAAGCAGAGAAGCGCAAGCATTCCGCTTCAAAGACTGCTCCAACTAGTTAACACTTTCTTAACCGAAACTAGTGCCGATAATAGCTTGTGAAAACATATACTAATGCGTTCCCAAGCAAGCAAAAGGAAATACCCATGTCCGTCATTACCGAAGCCATCCTCGCAATCAGAAAAGAACGCAAGAACCACTCAAAGCTAAACGACAGAGCGTCAATCGAAATGCGAGTTCGCAAACGAGAGCGCGACTTCCACTTGCACGGACGCCACATCAATTCGGCGAACACTCAAACAATCGGATAAATCTATCCGAAAACAGTTGAGCTCAAAAAATCTCACAGGGCCTCCCACCCACCCAGCTGGTAACAGAAAAGTTTGCAATCGGGGCTGTCAGGTGAACATCCAAAGCCGGTCCACACAGTAATGCTGTTATCGAATCCGATAACACTTTGCCTCATTGGCGCAATGCCCTTAATCGTTACTACATTGTTCGTTTTGTAGCACATTCAGCTAAACGCAACAAACGAAATAAACGCAACAACTGAATGCCTATTCATTCAGGCAATTCACTAATGCTTTGACTAGTCAAAAATCTGACAATAAAAACCCGAGTCCAATAGACCCTGAGAGAGCGTCTTGTAGAACTCGTCGACATCAAATGGTTCTGCCTCTTGCTCTATTGAGTTGATTACCATGCTCAACATCTTTGGATACATGCCGTCCTGAGAGCGAACCATTGTTGAGCCAGGCTCGTACTCCTCGTCTCCCCATATGACCATACGTGGCACATCGTATGTGTATGTCTTGACAACAAACGTTGCTCGTTCTGCATCAACATGCATGACAGTGAGGCATTCGTTCACCTTGTACTCAGGGTCCACGAATGCCTGCTTTAACTCGATGCCCTTCGTGAGTAGGGGGTCATGGCTTACATACGCCTCTGATACCAGTGTGAACTCATCAATGCCCCAGCCCCTACGGGTGACCATCGCAGCAGTGCCTATCGCATCAAACCTTTCCTGCTGTGTCGCCTTCTGTACATCAGCACGTAGCTGCAGCATCAGCTTCAGCCTGTTGTCCTTCCAGCAGAAGATGCTTATAGGCAGGTCCTCGCCTATGCCATACATCTTGACCGAGTCGTTCTTTGCCTCGACCCCAGACATCAATGCCAAAGCTATCTTGTCAAGACGATTATCGAATGAATCCAACCTCACATCCAACGCTACATCAGTAGAGGCTTCCGCCATAAGTGCTTACGGGTGTACTAGCGTTTAACGCATGACAACAAAGAAACCATCCAGCAAGAAGACAACGAAGAAGGCAGCGCCTAAGAAGAAGGCCGCCGCCAAGAAGGCTCCTGCAAAAAAGAAGCCTGCTGCTAAACCAGTAGTGAAGGCTGTCGAAGAGACAGTCGTAGTTCCTATTGAGAAGACAGCAACCGTTATCTATGCAGCTGACGTGAAGAACCCAAAGACGAAGCGTCGCTTCCTTGATTGGTTCAAGTTCTAGAACTCGTCATCATCTAGTTCAGCGAAGTCTCTCTTGTCTCTTTGAGCAAGAAGGTCGATTGCTTGTAGTCCGCTAGGCGTAATACGCCAAGCACCAGGATAAGCAGATTCCGCGAATCCTCTGCGCTCGAGTGTTGTGAGTATTCGTGCTGCATCAGAAGGACCCTTGAAGAATGCAGGAAACAAATCCTTCGTCTGTTTCGCAGTAGCTGGCATACCGCGTTTCATTTTCAGATAATGCAATACTGAACGTGTTGTTGATGACCCTCTCTTAATGAAGCGTACGGGCTTGAAGTGTGGCACTCTATTCGGATGAGAGATGATGTATCTCGAACGGTTCTTCGGCATACTTCAGCATATCGACTTTACGTAAAATAACAACAGGTGTAGAATTACTACATGTCAGACATGTTTTATTCGCAAGACAGAATCTATGGCGATATCGAATTTCACAGAGCCACAAGAGAACCTTGCTTAGTCTGTGGACACCCTACGGGTGACTGCACACCACAAGACCATAATCCACAGGATATTCACATAGCGTTTGTAGCCACAGAATCAGCAACGCTTGATGACAATCGTCTCATCTATGTTGACGAAGATATTTGGGGCGAAAGACAGATATCTCCTTTCACCACTGCTAAAGTGCTTCTTGCAAGAAAGGGGCAACAGGTCACGCTGTCTAAAGCTAGAGAGTTGGGAATTGAAATCAACTAGACGCATGACTTTGTTTTTTCCTATAAACTTGTAAACCCACTCAATCCCTACGTAAAGGAATCAAGAATGTCTTTGCTAACTCCAGAATTCATTGCCAGCTATGCCGATAAGAGGACGCCTTGGGGTTTTGGTGGACTTGGAGAAGTCGTCTACCTGCGCACATACAGTCGCCCAATAGAGGAAGCAAATCGCAATGAGACTTGGACCGAAACTATCGTACGGGCTATCAATGGCGCTGTTGAAATTGGTACACCTTTCACAAAGGACGAAGCAGAAAAACTCTTCGACCACATGTTCAATCTGCGCTGCTCACTCTCCGGCCGAGCACTTTGGCAACTCGGTACACCGCTGGTCAAGAAGTTCAATGCGACGTCACTGAATAACTGCTACTTCACCAACATCGAATCAATCGAAGACTTCGAACTACTGTTCGAATACCTCATGCTCGGAGGCGGAGTTGGCTTCTCTGTAGAACGCTCAAAGATTCACGAACTGCCAAAGGTCAAGCCAGGCGTTGTCATCACACACGAACGCTCCAATGATGCAGACATCATTGTCCCAGACTCGCGTCAAGGTTGGAAGCGTCTCCTCCATTCAGTATTGAAGTCATATTTCGATACGGGTAAGTCTTTCTCGTATTCCACGATTCTGATTCGTGAATTCGGTGCGCCACTCAAGACATTCGGTGGCACAGCATCCGGCCCAGGAGCACTCATCGAAGGCGTTGCAGACATCTGCAAGGTCCTGCAAAATCGTGAAGGCAAGAAGCTTCGCTCTATCGATGTGCTTGATATTTGCAACATCATTGGTCGCATCGTCGTCTCTGGTTCATCACGTCGTTCAGCACAGATTGCTATTGGTGACCCAGACGACGTTCTTTTCCTTCGTGCCAAGAATTGGTCCACGGGTACAGTTCCTGCATACCGCGCCAACTCCAACAACAGCATCTATGCAGACGCCTATGAAGAAATCATGCCAGAACTATGGAAGGGCTACGACGGCTCAGGTGAGCCATACGGTCTCGTCAACCGCAAGCTGGCACGCAACTACGGTCGCCTAGGCGAGCGAATGGTCGACAACTCAATCGAGGGATTCAACCCTTGTGCGGAGATTGCTCTTGCAGATGGTGAGTCATGCAACCTTGCAACCATCTTCCTCCCAAATGTTGAGTCGCTCAAGCAGCTTAAAGAGATTTCAACCCTGCTCTACAAGGTGCAGAAGCAAATCACACGCCTTGACTACCCATATGCCAAGACGACAGAAATCGTGCGCAAGAACGCCCGACTCGGTCAAAGCGTTACGGGTATCCTCCAGGTCAACGAAGACAAGATTCAATGGCTGGACGAGGCGTACAAGCACCTTCGTGAGTTCGATAAGACGTATTCAGCGGAGAAAGGCTGGCCAGAGTCAGTCCGCCTCACCACGGTTCAGCCATCTGGAACGCTGGCCCTCTTGCCCGGCAATACACCTGGCATACACCCTGGATTCGCGCAGTATTACATCCGTCGTGTCCGCTTTGGCGCCGCAGACCCACTAGTCGCAGGCTGTCGCGCTCGCGGGTACAAGGTCCAGTGGGATATCGGTATCGATGGTCGCGAAGACCACACCAAATACGTCGTTGAGTTCCCATGCGAATCACCAGAGGGTGCAGTTCTTGCGGGCAATATGACTGCTGTAGAACAGCTTGAATGGGTCAAGAAGATGCAGACCGTATGGGCAGATAACGCCGTTTCGGTCACTGTCTACTACCGAAAAGAAGAGCTTGACTCCATCAAGGAATGGCTGTCCAAGAACTACGACAAAGGTGTAAAATCGGTGTCGTTCCTGCTTCACAGTGACCACAACTTCCCGCTCCCTCCATACGAGGAGATAACCAAGGATGAATACGCCAAGATGGTCTCAAGAATCGACTTCAGCGTCCCCCTCGTACCATCACAGTCGGAGATGCTGGACCTGGGAGATTGCAGTACGGGCGCCTGTCCGGTACGATAGTAGTCATGGTCGAAAAAGTCACCAGCGAATCATTGCCAGACTTCTTGGATGGCGACAAGCACGTCGTCATTGACTTCTGGGCGCCCTGGTGTGGTCCATGCAGTGTTATGAAGCCACAGTTTGAGAAGTTTGGCGAAAAGCATGCCAAACACTTCAAGGCTGGAACAGTGAATATCGACGACTACCCAGAAATTGCTCAAATATTCAATATATTCAGCATCCCGACCATAGTTGTTTTCAAGGATGGCGAACCAATCAAAACCCTTACGGGTGCACGTGGCGAAAGCCAGCTGGAGCGAGAACTCAAAGAGTATATGTCTTGACAAGTCTCATGTATTACCTCGGGTTCATTCTCGGTTTATTCCATGGAATTCTGCTAGGCATGCTTATATATAGATATAAGTATCTAAAGGATTCTGACAATGGACGAAAACCGAATACTCACCAGCGTGTTGCAGTTAAGAGCAAGCGAGTTAGACGACGCCTTTCTTGATGGCGCTCATGGCATCGGCCTAAAAGAGGCACGGGCCAGTTGGTTGAAGTTTAGACAGCAGAACGGATTTGGTTCATACGCCAACCTTCTTACTCTTCCAAGCGTTCAGCACAAATTGAAGAAGTCAAAGATATACACAGTTGGTTTGACTATTCAGCATGCCAATGTAGCTGGAGTTGAAACATGTGCTTGGCGTGGGCATTGCACAAGTGTTTGCGTTCTTGACAATGGCAACGGGCGATACAACAGCGTACAGAAAGCCAGAAACGTAAAGACCCAGTTCCTCGCCAAACACCCGGAAGACTTCGTGCGTATCCTTGGTTCTGAGATTAAGAAGCACTCAAACGAACAAGATACAGTCCTTGTCAGACTCAACGTCAATAGCGACCTACGTTGGTACAACATCCTTACGTCCTTGGCCAACAACAAAGCTGGCATGGATAACGTTTACGTCTACGACTACACAAAGAATCCAGCAGTACTGGGTGGGGATGGGATGGTCGGGAGCCGATATCGAATCGTCTATAGCGTGAATGAGAACAGTGACATGGACAAGGTGCAATCATTCATCCGCAATGGTGGAACTGCAGCAATAGTCACCAATCGACACAAGACGCAAAAGACAATTGATTCATACATGGGTCTGCCACTCGTAGACGGAGACCTTTCGGATGACAGATACAACGAAAATGGCGTATGGGTTGACCTGGCCGCAAAAGGCAAAGCCAGAACTATGGGTGACGTTGGGTTCGTGAGAGCCCTGTACTAGTAGTCGGCGTGAGAGCGGACAAAGTCCATTAGCTTCTCGGCAGTAGTCGTACCTGCGTACACGGGAGAACTACGCAAGTATCGAATGAATTGATACCAGTCCTTTTGCTGTTCTGGGGTATCAAACACCAGCGTGTACTGCACAATCGCCTGAGATGAAGTACTCGCGCCAACAGCAGTACTGCCGCGCACGGCCGCATCAACCGAGTCAACATTTGCATTTGCAGTAAACTTTTGCCCACCGTCCTCGTCTTCTTCCACCTCGACGTTGTCCATGTTTACAGGGTTCTGCAGTACCGGTGCCACGTAGCCCCTTGGCTCGTCTTCGTCGTCATTGTCGTTCTTATTGGCCCACTCCGTCATTGCGGCCATCTCGAACTCGTCCCACTTAAGCTCATCAAGCAAACTGGAGTACTCGTTTCCAAGTTCTGCAATCATGTCGATTACCTGCGCCTGGTCGGTATTGCCAAGCTCCATGGTTCTGTTGTCGGCAAGAGCGAAAGCAATAGCGCGCTGGTCGTCACCGTCAAGCACCACAGCAGCAATCTCGGTCCACCCAAGCGACTTGGCTGCCTGCATCTGGTGGTTACCAGCAATGACGGTAAATGTTCCATCTTCGTTGTCTTTGACGACTATGGGTTTGACTTGACCAAACTCAGCATATGAAGCCGCAATTGCATCTACGTCTCCTCGACGCGGGTTGCCCTCTAGCGGCAACAATGAGTCAATTGGCATAGCCAACTTCTTGATTGATGGATGTATCATTCTTCGGATTCTAGTTCAAGCATCTCCGGTGCTGGCTCTAGTTCTTTGGCCCCACTCAGAATGCCATCGACATATTCCTTGGATAACACTCCGCTACTTCCCATGATTTCAAGCAATCTTCGAGCCTCGGCCTCGGGTGAGAACTGTGACACAATGTCGCTTTGCACAGCTCCAGCAAGAGTTGCTCTGATTGGGGTCGTGTTTGAAACGTCCATCTGGACATTGATGTTGTTCTGCTCCATCCCCAGCAAGCGGGCACGTCTATCAATAATGGAGAGCATTGTCTGAACGGCCTTCAGGTCTGGCTCGACCTGAATCTCGGTACCATCGTCAGTCTTTACTTTTCGATACTGAGTGAGTGGCCATACAGATTGCTGCAGTGCATCAAGTCTTTCAAGCTCCATTCGTAGAACTTCCGGATAAGCCATCAAGGCTTCTTTGTTCAACTTCTCTAGCTGCCTTCTTATCGCCACACCAACAGCAGAAGTTGTCATCCCAAAACGTCGGGCAATTTCGTTACTGGCAACGCCCGCTTGCCTCATTTTAAATATGCGCAGGTCCCTTTCTACGAGAAATTCTCGTGTTAAGGGTTTCTTTTCTTTGGCCATTATTACTCCTTCATAAATTCTAGAACCTCAAATGGGAGACGGAGGCTACGTTTCATCTTTGTCGGCCAGGCGCGCTTATCACGGGCACCACGGAAGTGTTTAACATCGTAGACGTAGCCCTCTGGATTTAGCGGGTCTGGGGTAATCGCGATACCGAACTCCGGCCAACGAGACCAAACCGACGAACCAAATGGACGAAGCTCTCTAGTCGCATTTGATGCACCAAGTGGAGCGTGGTGTTCAAGCCATAGGGCGCAACCATACACGTCTCGGATGTAGTCCAAGTACTTTGCGACTTCGACAGCCAAAGCTTCAGAGGTCAGTGAGCCATTGTCGACATAGGCCTTATACAGCGGCCCAAGGCAAATCAACTCAGGTCGAATCTTATCCACCAACTGCTCCACGAACGCTCTATCTTTGGCTGATGTGAGGTCCAAACCGGATGGGTGAATATGCAGGTGCGCATCAACACTCTTTGCATGAGACAGCCGAATCGACTGCTCCATGATTGTTCGCGATGTGCGACGAATAATGCGCGCAGGGTTTTCTAAGTCAATTGTTAGCGTTCGTATAGCTGGCATGGGTTGAAATGTAAACGGGTGCAATCCGGCAGCACATGCGATTGCGACCTGTCGTGCAAGCATGGTCTTTCCGACGCCTTCTGCTGCTACGACAATTACTCGCTCCTGCTTTTCAAGTAGTCCAGGTATAACCCACTCGTAGTTGTCGCTCTCTGTTTCCAACAGGAACTCTTGCCAATTAACCGTTCTGCCGTAGTCTTCAAAAGACGCAGTGGTGAAACTACTTGCAGCGTGGGTAATGCGACTTAGCTTCTGCTGTAAAGATAAACGCTCTGACGAGACAATCTGCTGAATCTGCTCCAACAACTTGTCCTCGGGCTTGACTTCATCAACTTCGTTCTTCTCCTCGTCGGAGAGTTCCATCTCTTCCTGGACGGGCTCTTCGAATGATTCGTCGCCATCGTAGGATTGCAGTTCGTACATGTTCTCTTCGTCAATGGCATAACCCATGGCGACATGGTCAGAGATGTCTTTAGCGTGCTTTGATACAAATACAGTCGCACTGCCACCGGCAGCAATAATTTCGTCGCGCACGGTAATGGCATGCTTTTTGCCTGGGTCATCATTGTCCGCGATGATACAAACAGCAGCTGCGGCAGCAAGCGTCATTGTGTAGTCCGCCTGCCAACTGTTGGCACCATTCGTCATTGTTGTCGCTGGTATGCCAAACATCTCCAGCATCGTGTCAGCGTCTTTCTCGCCCTCGACAAGCCACACTTCCTCATTGTTGGCGATTGCTTTAATTACTTCAGGTAAGCGATAAAGAACCTTGCGGGTGTCATTCAGGTTGTAGTGGTAGTCACCAGGCTTATCTAAATTAGGGCGTCTATGGGCAAATGACTTTTTGCCATCTTCATACTGGTAGCGCAGCTTTTCGTACAACAGATTGCCATCTTCGTCCTCGTACTTGTACACCTTGACAAGTTTGCGCTTCTGCTTTGGCACGGACACAGGAGTGACACTAGCGGCCTGGACCGGCTTTGCCTGTTTCTGTCGCGGCTGAAAATCACTGTCTCGGTCGCGGACAAATCCATCTTTAGCCAAGTCAAGCCCACAGGACTGGAAAATCTTCGTTGCGTCACACAAACCCTTGTGGCAGTAGACGAGTGCTTCGTCTTGGTCTCCAACCTTTACGGCCAGAGATGGAGTATCGTCGTCGCTTCTGCACGGACATGATGCCATCCACTGCCCATTTGCTTCACGAACGTTGTTCAGGCGCGAAAGTATCTTCGCGACTGGTTCAGATTGATAGAGGGCCACGTGGTCCTTTTTCTATCGCCGCTCGCATTTCTGAGTATGGGAGATGGTGTCGTCGCTCCATGTTATTGAAACGCTGGATGACGGTGCGTGCTCTGCTTCGACGCTTTACCGACATGCCTCCCCAAATGCCCTGAACACACGGATTGTCAATGGCGAAGTCTTGACACTTGCGTATCTCTGGACACGACTCACAGATGGCGATTGCCTTTTTCGTGTTCTGAATCGTTTCTCGCTTGGCGTCTTTTTCTGGGAACCACCACTCGGTTGGCATCCCTGCGCAAGCTGCGTTATTAAATACTGGTACATCCAATGCTTCCGGCAACTGCCAGTTAGTTGATAGAAGTATGGACAATTTCTTGTTTGACGTCATGGTCCCCCTAGATGTGTTTGCACATCTTAGCGGGGGGAAAACTAGTACGTCAACTTAACTACGAAAGATTCTTGTAAGCCGCCCACGCTAATTTGCGTAGCTTCTTTTTGAAAGTCTTTTTTGGTGTACTCGTCTCGGAGTACAGCTCAACAAAGTCGCTCATAGCTTTCTCTGAAATGAAAGCAATTTGACGGACGAGCTCTTCGTATTCATCGGAATTCGCGTAGTAAGACCACACGTCTTCGTCAAATGTCTCGTGCCGGTAGAACATGTAGTCATCAAGCGCATTTCTATCTGCGATGATTTCCGTCCTCCAGCCCATCTTGCGTTCGACATGGCCCAACACTTCCAAAAGCGTGTTAGTACCACCAAAGTCATAAGCGTTTCTTACGAACGTGCTGATTACGCGGTTCTCAAACATGTGCTTCTGCATCTCGCTTAGAGCGGAGCCCTCATCCTTCTCGTAGTCGTATGGAGCGTCTATTGACGCTTCCATTTCTTCGATGTCTTCTTCGTCCCACCCGAAGTCTTCGTCATCCGACATGAATTTATGATACCACCACGCGGTGAGCAAGCAACTTCTTTTGAGTGATTGACGATGTGTCATCCATTGACGCAACTGCACTTGAAACATTGTCTACGGAACGATAGAAATCCAAGTACTCAACAATCGCGTTATACGTTGACCAAGCGTTGAAGCCGAACTTTGCGCCGTTGCGGTCGTTGGCGTAGATGGAACGAATCATTTCGTGCGTTTCGTCTCTGTTTTTGCGTTGACGCTGAGTTTCGCTTGATGCAACAGGAAACACCGTATTGATTACGTCATCAAGCTTCTTTGACCCCATTGGTATTGCGATGCCAAGCATTCTTTCTGCTTCCTGGGCAAACTCGCGACCCCAAGTTGACGAAAGTTTGAGAACATTGCGTGCATCTTCGATTGTTGAGTCAACATTTCTTGTGTGTCTAGCAACAAATACGCGCTCTGCTTTACGCAATCCCAGAATCACAGTATTACTACACACCGCCCGAATATCGGTATTTGCGTAACGAATCGGCCATACGCCGTCGTGCCCTGAACTTACAACCAGATAGCGAGCAATCTTGTCATTTACGCCTGCTGGGTCGATAACAATCCCACCAAGCTCAACTGTCGCGAAGAACCGTGCGCCATTCTTTAGTACGCCGACTGTGTCCATAACTGCGTCGCCACTTGACGCGCCGACAATTGCTAGAGCGCGCTCGAGGACCTCACGGTTCTGGCGTACTTCGTAGCGCGTACCAACAGTTGCTAGCGGGTTGAAAGAACCGTCGAGGTTTTGGCGAATAGTTGCACGACTGTCTTCAATCATGAGAACGCTGCCGTCGGCGTTACGAATCAGGTTGCCGTCGTCGTCGACAGCCGCAACGCGAGTAAGGATAACATCAAAGTCGGCTTCTGCCGCCTGAAGCATTGCCTCCATCGTCTGGAGTCCGGCCATGGGCGTCCCAAGTCGATGCCATGGGGCCTTGCGGTCGCCGCCAGTGGCATATGCCATCTTTGCTTTACCTTTTACTATTTCGAGTTCATGTGCCATGTCTATTTACCTACACCTACCTTATCACCGAACTTGGATGTACTAGGATGCCTGTTGTCACGCAAGAAGCGTTCCGACTCTCGCCGGACTTCGGACGAACTCCGTGGCGTGTGGGGTGGCATCGGTACTCGGTGTCACCCCACAATTTAAACCTTAACGATTATCTCCACTGCCGCCAATTGTGTTGTTGTCCATTCGAACTTGCAGTTTGTCGATATTTTTATTAAAGACATAGCTCAACTTGACACCCATGTCCTGAGCAAGCATTGCGACATACCAAAGAACATCACCAAGTTCTGCGGCAAGAGCTTGTTTGTCTTCATCAGACAAAATACCGTTCTTGTCGCGAATAATCTTCTTTACTTTGCCAGCAACTTCACCAGCCTCCGAGGCCAAGCCAAGAGACAAATACTCAAGGCCCTTGTCCTGGGGGTATATCGCAAACTTGCTCGCAGATTGCTGATACCCATCTGCGCTGTCCTTCTTCTCGGCAATCAATCTCCGGGCGATTGCGAGAGCTTCTGCATCTTCATTTGACATTTTAAATTTTCTCCTGTATCTTGGATTTTGCTACACACTACAAGGAGTATTTACCTATGCAAACATTTGTCCCATATCCATCGTTCGAGCAGTCAGCAGCCTGTCTTGATTATCGCCGCCTGGGGAAGCAGCGAGTTGAAACACTGCAGATTCTCAACAGTCTGACCAAGCCTGGTTATGGGTGGTCAAATCATCCTGCCACCAAGATGTGGGTAGGCCATGAAGCTGGTCTTTGCGCCTACGGACTGGCTATCTGTGCCGACTGGATTGGTCGTGGCTACAAGGACACCTGCACCGAGAAGATGCTGGCAATTGTGGCCCCAGATGCCTCCGACCTTCCAGCTTGGTGGGGAGATGACGTAATTCACTCCAGCCATCGCGCTAATTTGTTGCGCAAGCTTCCAGAGCACTATACTCAATTTGGATGGACGGAAAATCCCGCAACCCCATACAGCTGGCCGGTTACTGCCTAGCCCTATTCCTCACGGGAATGCTGTTGTACGCAGGAGTAATCGCCACATCACTAGTACGAACCTACAAACGAATAACCCGCTAATCACTGGGGCTAGTAGCTCAGTGGTTAGAGCAGCACTCTTATAAAGTGTTGGTCGCGGGTTCAATTCCCGTCTAGCCCACAAAGGAATTTATGAATAAAACCGTTGAAGAAGTGACACAAGTATTAATGGAGGAATACTTCGGTATTGGTTCCACACCTGAAACTGCGCTTGACTGCCTGGCAGATGACATGGCACAAAATCGCATTGATATAGGCGTGTTTGATTGCACGCCATACGAAATGATGCAAGCAATTGGCAATGTCCTCAAACGAATCCACGCTGGCAACAAGCACGAAACTGCCCATTGGCAGCAGCACATACTGGCTCTTCATAACAATCCAGAAGAAGACGATTGGTGGTTTGCAATCAGATGAACGAATTGCAGCGTCAGGTAGAAGCACTCAAAGAACGAATAGTCGAATATAAGTGGATTGACGTAGATGAGGGTTGGTATCAACTAATTGTCGATTGCGATAAAGAACTCACTGCGATTGACCCGAACTACGGCATTTTCCAAATCAAAGAGAAGTTCGGCGCTCTGCGTTACTACATGTCGCCAAGCAACGACACTACGCCAGAGCAGAGAGACGCCATGTGGGCTATCACGGAAAAATATGAAGAGCTTTCCAAGACAGTATGTGAAGCGACTGGTGGGCCTGGAGTATTGATGAAATCTATCGGTGGATGGCGCAAAACTTTGAATCCTGATTACGCTGCCAATACACTCCATTACGCAAAGTACACAGTTGTAGAAAAGGGCCTGTAGCTCAGTGGTCAGAGCAGGGGACTCATAATCCCTTGGTCGTGGGTTCAATCCCCACCGGGCCCACGAGGAGGAAATATGGATAGAAGAAAGTTCATCAAGTTCGGCGGAGCGTTCTCTGCTGCGACAGCAGTACTGGGCGTAAACGCCGTTCAGGCAGAGGGGCCAGCCGAGGACCTGCCGCGCTTTGAACAGGGGCAGATACTGACCCATGAGCAGCTCAACGCGCTCGTGGACAGAATAAACGAGCTAAGTAAACGCGTTTAACGATGCAGATAGTTGACACCTGTGGCAACTATTGGTGTCGCCACAAGCGCCTTTAGCTCAGTCGGTAGAGCACCGGACTTTTAATCCGTTGGTCCTGGGTTCGAGCCCCAGAGGGCGCACAA